TACTAATACATTTTGGTGCGTTTTGCCTAATTTGCGGCTTGCGCTAAATTGCTTGCCAGCCCTTATTGGCAGGCTACCAACGGCAGTTATCAAAATAGCCTCGTTGTAATAGTTTAAGCCAGCGTCTTTAAATGCTTGGACTGTATCGCCAACAAAGTTGTAATAGTTGCCCTTTTTGTCCCTTACCTCGCCAACAATAAAGCAGGCAAAGCGGTCTTGCTTTAACAAAGCGCAGGCTTTTTTAATAATCTCAAAGTAAGCCCCTTTAAATTCAGCGTAGCCCAAAGTGCTTAAATCTTTAGGGTCTGTGCTGTAAACCTCAAGGTCAGCATAAGGTGGGCAACTAAACAAAAAGTCTGCCTGCACATCTTTGCAAGTGTTATCTATGTTGCGGCTGTCCCCGCATATCCAAGCAGGCGGTGTTGCATCGTCTACGCAAATGTCGCTGGCCTGCTGGCGGTTGGCATTAACTTGTTCTTGCCGCAATTCGTGGCCAATATATTGCCTGCCCAATTTAGAAGCAACTATGCCCCTGACGCTACCGCCTGCAAATGGGTCTAGCACTAACTGGCCTGGCGCAGAAAACCATGAATAAGCCAATTCACACAATACTGGGTCAAATATGCTGGTGCCAGTTATTTCCTCGCGCCCATATTTTTCGCCAATGCCCGTTTCTAGGCAAGTTGCCAATCCTTTAGCCATTTGATTTACCTATGTTCTGCAAGCCAACAAGCCTTTTGCCGCTTTTGTCATAGCCTGCAACCATTATTGAGCCGCCAGGCGATGCGCCCCCATCTTCGCCCCTGCCCAATTCGCTTTTAATGCCCAAACTAAGCCAGAAACGCTTGCGGTCTTGCCACCAGCCTTCCCTTGCATTTAAAACGCTAAATGGCGGGATTAAAAACCTATCAGACAAATTGCCCTTAACTTCTTTTTCTTCTTCTTCCTCAGGCGTTAGCAGGCTATCTATCTCATTTGGGTCAAAGCCCAGCAATTCCAGCGCAAAGCCGTCTGCTAATAAATCATTTAATTCAATAGTAAGCATTTCATTGTCCCAGCCAGCATTTAATGCCAGGCGGTTATCAGCAATGATGTATGCCTTTTTTTGCGTTTCGGTTAGTTCCGACAGTTCTATTGTGGGAACTTCCTTGTGGCCTAACTTACGGGCGGCTAATAGCCTGCCATGCCCTGCAATAATGCCGTTATCCCCGTCTATCAGTATTGGGTTAGTCCAGCCAAATTCCTTAATGCTTGCCGCTATCTGCGCCACTTGTTCGTCAGAATGGGTGCGGCTGTTGTTTACATAAGGTATTAGTTCTGTGACCTTTTTTTGGGTAATTTGCAAACTTTATTCCTCTGGTTTTACTTCAGATTCTTTTTCTAGTTCAGCCAAAGTCCATTGGCATTGTTGCAAAGCACCATTGATTTGGTGCAACTGTTGTTCAAGTTCTTTGCCCTTGGCGATTAAATCTTGAATTCTGAGGTTAATTAATTCTTTAGTCATTAGCAGTTCCAGTTCTTCAATGATGCTTTTGCCCGTTCTGCGGGACCTTTAGCGTTTTTGACCACGCCTTCCATACGCGCACAAAATGACGCTTTTCTGCCTTTATCTTTCTCAGTTTTGGGATTTGGGGCTGGCGGCTTTAGATTTGCGTTGTTTTTAGCGTTGTACTCAGCACGACCTTTAGCAGTCATGCCTGCGCCTTTATCAGTTGGGTTATAGGTTTTATCCTTGCCCGTGGTTTTGTGGGGTATTGGTTTATCGTGTTTTTTCATTTTTTAGCCGTTTTTGCTGAATCTTTAAACGCCTGCTCAGATGGTGCGCCTTTGCTACCAACTTTCCGCATTTTTTCTACAGGCCTACCCTCTGCCTTTTGTCGTTCAATACGGGCTTGTTTTTTATGAATGTTTGCATATAGTCCAGGCTTCATGATTCCTCCATTACTGCACAAATGTCTTGCCAACTCATTTTTAAGTGACGCTCACCATTTAAGTTTAATTCTTCAAACTTCAAGTATTCGTCTTTGTAATCCCTAGCCAGCGTTCCAAACATTATGCGGTCACCCACACAAACGCCTTGAAATAGCGCATCTTCACCAGCGGCAATAACTGTACCGATTGATTCGGCTTCTGCCATTGTGCTTGTGTTTAGGATTAGGGATTTAACGCGAGGTATGGGTTTGACAATGATTTTGTCGCGGAGTGGTTTGACAATCATTCTGTCACCTCCGTTTTGATTTTTGGCGGTCTACCCATGCGTTTGGGTTTTACAACAGGCAAAAAATCCCCCACCGAAATGGGGGCAAGTTTGGCAACTGCTTTGCCTTTATATTCGCCACAAGTTTCTTGTGGGCTTCTGTTTTGGTAAGTCGGGTATCTACGACACAACCCAAGAATGGAATTGTTGTCGTGATAGTGCCGACAGTCCCTACAATACTCAGTAGCCATATCAACCTTTCTTTGATGTGGTTAGAAACCCTGATAGTCCCGACTGACTATTGGGGTTTCGCTTTAACGATAGTGTGAGCGGTCGTGTGAGTAACAAACGCCAGCAGTACGACCAGTATTGAACTCGCCTTCCATGCCAGAAGTTTTATCTTCTTTGCCCATTGCCACGCCACCTTTGATTTTTTCCATGCGTTCACCAGACATATCGCTAGATGATGCACCTTTGGGTGGGGTTGCGCCTGTGGTACTTTTCATACCTTTGTTTGAATCCATTTTTCCCATGATTTTTCCTTGCAAGGTTAAATGACATTGTACAATGCCGCATCCATTATAGGAGTTTTTTCAATGCCTACAAATTTTAAATTAACCCGCGAAAAAGCCGTACACGACACACCAAAGCACTATGTTGTCCAGCGTGAAATCAAAGCGGTTCAACAAAAAGTTGAGTCTGTTGCAAAAGAACTTAAATCGCATGAAAAGACCAGTATGGATAAAGCGCACCCTAAAAAATAGGTGTTGGTAGCCGTTCCCATAAAGCAGGGTATCCGACTTCCTTTGTATTTGCACAAAACGAGGAAGATGATGCGCTAACCATCATTCGGCTACCAACGAATTTATTTTATCCATAAACCGCGCTTTTTAAGTTCAATTAGGGTTTTCATATAAGCGTTGTCCCACATGGTTTGCCTTTCTTCTTTTGACAGGCACATTCCCTGGTCTAACTGAGCGTGGCATGGGTAGCACAAAGCCGCTGTGTATTCGTCAGAAGCCTTTATTCCCCTGCCCTTGCCGTGTTTAGCCCAGTTGCTATGTGCCGCCTGCGTCTGCCCCTCTGCCCCGCAATGCTGGCAAGGCAAGTCGGCCACATTTTTTAGGTGGCTTTTGCTTTTGTAATAGTTAAACTTTGGAATAGACAATGCCATGCTCTGCGCCCCAGGCGTGTAAAAATTCCACAAACTCGCTGGCCTGCTCTTTGGTGAATTTTCGTGTTTGCAATCCAAGTTGAACAATCCCCGTCCCGTCTAGGCTTGGGACAATCTTGCCTTCACTTAGGCTTGAATCTTTGCAAAATTGCCAAACTAGCATTCGTTTCCAATCTTCTGCGTCCCACTTTGCGCCCAAGTGCGAGGCTTGTTGTGAAATTTCGTCAATCATTGCGTGATATTTGGAATTTTGTAGACAAGTTTTGCTGGCACTTTTGATTTCCAGCGTTAATTGCTTGCCAGATGCTAGGGCTTCTTTAACTTTAGGCCAAAGGTTTCCCATTACCGCGGTCGCGTTGTCCTTGTTTAACTCTACTCGCATTCTTGCACCATAACGTTTGCGCCAGCATCTTCTGCATAAACTTTTTTAATGTGCGTCTCAACAATTTGCGAATCATCAACATACACAATGCCATTTATTGCGTCAGTAATACTTTTATAGCAATTATCTATGTCAACGCGCTTTGGATATTCCAAACCCGCTAAACAGGCCTCCTTGCGCTTTTTTGAATAAGATGGGGGAATGGCAAAGCGAAGGTATAAAAACACCGTTAAAGCCCCTTTAAACGGCTCTGATGCGCCTATTGCTTGCCTGGCTTTCATGGCAACATGGGTTTCATAGTCGATTGTCTTTGCATCGGTGTAGGTTTGAACAAACTGGCCGCGCCTGGCAAATCGCGGCCTGCCTTTTGGAACGGGGTCTCCGTCAACTGTGAATGTCACTATTAGCGTCATTTTGTTCCTTTTGTGCGTGTTCAAATCCCATTTCCCAAGCGTTAATAGCAAAAATAATGGTGTTTATGTCGCAGTTTGCTATTTTTAGCATTTCAACCATTTCATCTTTGCTCATTTAATACTTTCAGTCGTTGCACAATCAAGGTATTTAGACCAGGAAAATCGTGCTGGTATTTGCGCGTCATAAGCCTTGCATGGTCTATTGTTCCCTTGTTCATTGCCATTAGCGCATAGTGGTTCACCAAATAGTCCAGAAATGTCTCCTGTCCGTTCCAAGGCCGTATTTGTGAGAGCCAGGGGCATGGGAAAACCATCGCGGCATTTGTTAAGGATTGCATGGGCTTGTGCTTTATCCATTAAAAATTCTCCTTTTCATACCATTGCTGAACAGTCTGGCTAACAGGCTTGGCAATAATTGGCCTGCGGTATTCAGCAGGGTCTTTTGACCATTGGTGGGCTGAACATTTAGGGCGGTCACCGCTTATGTGGACTGACCAGCGTTTTGGGCACCCAGGCACAGAACACATTAATTTTTGTACCTCATCAAATTGGGTTTCTTGGTTTTTGGGGGTTGGTTTAGCAAATGTCATTTAGCGTACTTTCCATCAATGATTTTTTGAAAATTGGTAGCGTTAACCACCCACTCTAGGTCTGGCCGCCAAGTTCTGCCCTTGGTCTCAAAGCCGTTAGCCAAAGAAGTGTCGTTGGCGATGTATCCAAAAAATGAATCCCACCACTTAAGACCTTCCTCAGTTGTTTTGTAGCCCTGTGGCGAATATGCCGAAGGCTTGCCAGCCTGCAACCACCTTTGCCGCATATTGGCTTGGCGGTTGCCTTCCCAAGTTCTTGGCTGGGTTAAATGGCTTAAATGCTTTCCCCAAAGTTTTAATAATTCGCTATGGGGGCATGGCGGGAACGCAGTTCCAGACAAAGAAGGTTTACCTTCTTTAATAACTGGTTCTTGTTTGTTGGGAGTGGTTAGTGGTTCTTGTTTAGGGTTATTTTGGGTTTGGCTTGGGATAGCGGTGGGTTCTTGTTGGGTTTTCTTTGGCCTGCCGCCCTTGCTACCATTGGCTTTTTGTTTAGCCATATATTCTTGGTAACTGGCAATTTCTAAATCTGCCCTATGGTTTCTATAACCATCTTTTGCCAATTCAAAAAATTCATCTAAGACAGACTGAATAACATCAGAACCCAAGCGTAACCTACGGGAAACCTTTGGGATATCGTTGGGTATTGGTTGCTCTGAATCGTAATATAAGTCTAGCAAACGCCTGTAAGCAATGTCTTCTTCTAAAGACAAATGCAAAGTGTTTTTTATGTAATCACCAATATTAAACTGGTAGTAGTGCATTGATTTTTTACCTTTTTCCCACCTTTGAAAGAACCATCGGCAGGAGAAGGTGTAACTCTTTTCGGTACGCTCATGACTTCGTACCTAGCCGCGATTCAATTATATGCTACATCAACTAAACCAACTTGGCTTTAGCACTTGTAATTGCCACACCCTTGCAGGCGGCACATTTACCCATTGGGAAACAGCCGCTTGGCTTATGCCCAACAGTTTGGCAAGGTCACGCTGTGAGCCTGCTAGTGCAATAAACTTTTGTTTGTCCATAAGGCAGATTATACATAAGTTATTTAAACAAAAAGTTAGGGAAACTCCCTACAAAATAGTATTGACAATTATATAATCCCGCTTATAATATCAACCATGCCCTAGCAATTTCGCAGAGGGTCTTTTAAAAGGAAATTAAATGACAGCATACAAAACTTCAGACTTTTGCTTACATAAATTACCAAGCGAATATAGCCATCAGAAAAAATACAAAGTTACTTGCGGAACAAAAGTATGGCGCGTTACTGATAGTAATGGTGATTACCATGTATACCAAGAAATCGGTGTTCGTAGATTAAATAATTTTCCAATCGGCAAACAACTAATAGAGTTTGTTAAAAGCAAAACATAAATATGGGGGGGGCAACCCCCCATTAGGGAAACTCCTTACCAAATAATCCTTGACATTAACTTAATCCCGCTTATAATTCCAACCATGCCCCAGCACTTTGCAAAGGGTCTTTTAAGAAAGTATGTATGACAGAAAACGAATTACGCCAACTTGAACATTTACTTCAAAAGTATCGTTCAGCATTTTCTTGGCAATTAACCCATCTTAAAAAAGATATTTACGAAGAGTCATCTAACAAGATGATAAAACTTGTGCGCCTTGTTATTCAAAACGGCTGTTCTTATCGTGATAAAGATTTTGAGGTAAAAGCATGAGCCAGCCTAGCCTAGAACATAGCCAATTTTGGCAAACGCCCATACGCGGCACTAATGACCAAGAGTACCAAATCTATTTAGCCTGCGCTGATGACGGCAAAGGCGGTGACATAACCCGCGGTGGCTTGCCGCTTAAAACTTATGAGGAGTGGTTGCAATCATGAAAAAAGAACACAGCGAATTTGACTGCATGGTGTGCGAACACCCAGATGCGCCAGGCGTTGACCTTGAATGCTATTTTGACGCACAGACAGCCAACCTTTGGTTTGTCTACATAGGTGACGCGCTTATCACCGACTTATTGCGCGACACCATTATCCAATCGCTTGAGCGCGGTTATGTCAAGGCTTGCAAAGAAGAAGCCGACAACAATGCGCTTGATTTTGCCCTTGCCCGCTATGAAAGCAAACACTATGAAACTTGATAAATACACACAGCACACGCTAGAAGGACCATACCAGCCTTCTATCCCCACGCTTGCAGACAAAGTGCTTTTCTGGCTTTCTGGCTTTGTAGCAGGCTTTGTTTTATCACTTCTTATTTGGAATTAAATAAATGCGACTAGAACTTGACATTGGCGATTTAAAGCACTTCATTGCTGAATACATCAAAGAAGCCTACAACTTAGAAACGCTTGAAAGCAATTTTACTTATGACTTGATTGACTTTGACGAAAGCCTATTTGGGCTTAACTGCGAAGTTATGGACAAAGATGAATTCAAAAGCATCAAAGCAGAGATTGACGAAGAAAAACGCTTAGAACAACTTGATAAAGGAACTACTGTATGAAAAATATTGCCACAGCATTGGTCAAAGCACAAAAAGCCTTTGCACCAGCCCTAAAGACCGCTACAAACCCGCATTTTCGTAGCAAATATGTAGACCTAGCATCTTGCGTCGAGTCTGTCATAGACGCATTAAACGCCAACGGCATATTTCTATTTCAGACCACAGCGGAACACCCAGACGGCATTATTTGCGAGACAAGTTTCTTGCATGAGTCAGGCGAACGCTTGGATTGCGGCAAACTGTTTTTCCCTGCGCCCAAGCACGACCCGCAGGGCTTTATGTCTTGCCTGACCTATATCCGCAGGGCATCTTTAATGGCGGCCACAGGGCAAGCCCCAGAAGATGATGATGGAAATGCGGCCAGCAAAAAGCCTTTGGCAAAAGAAACCAAGGCTAACCACAATGCTATGCAAGACCACTTGACCGCTATACAAGACGCAAAAAATGTAGAAGAACTGCAAACAGCGTTTAAAGATGCATACAAAGCCGCAGGCGCAGACAAAGAATGGCTTGAGGCAGTCACAGCGGCAAAAGATTTAATGAAAAGGAGTTTAAAGTAATGGAACAACGCACAGAAGAATGGTTTGCCGCTAGGCTAGGCAAAGTCACCGCTAGTCGGGTTGCAGATGTAATTGCCAAAACCAAAAGCGGCTATTCGGCCAGCAGGGACAACTACATGGCGCAATTAATTTGCGAAAGGCTAACAAACCAGCAAGGCGAATCTTTTACAAATGCCGCCATGCAATGGGGAACAGAAACAGAGCCTTTGGCAAGAAGTGCGTATGAGGCTTTAAACGGGCTTTTAGTTGAAGAACTAGGGTTTGTAAAGCACCCAAAGATTGAGCAGGCTGGCGCAAGTCCTGACGGGCTGGTTGGCTTGTTTGGAATGCTAGAAATCAAATGCCCAAATACAGCCACGCACATTGACACGCTTTTAACCCAGGCTGTGCCAAGCAAATACATAACGCAAATGCAATGGCAAATGCGGTGCTGTGAACGGCAATGGTGCGACTTTGTATCTTTTGACCCGCGCTTGCCCCAAGAACTTCAGTTGTTTGTAAAGCGTGTCGAGTTTGATGCGGCTTATGTAGCAATGCTAGAAGAAGAAGTTATCCAGTTTTTAAAAGAACTAGACAACAAAGTAACTAAATTAACCAACTTGAAAGCAAAAAATGGCTAAAACACAATATGAAGTCTCTGTTATTACAGGCAAATACACAAACAAAGATGGCGCAGAAAAGAACCGCTACCAGCGCATTGGCTCTGTCATTGAAACTAAAAATGGTCCGATGCTAAAGTTTGACTGTATGCCTATTGTCGAGGGTGGCTGGTCTGGCTGGGCTTACATGAACGCGCCAAAGCCTAAAGACGATTTTGCGGATGTTGACTTTTAATAAGCAATATGTAGATGTTTTCTTAACTGCCTCTGAAATTATGGTTTGTAATTACATTGGCAAGTTAAGGAATCATGTCACCAGCAAACACGCCCAAGACCGCAAACAAGACAAAACCCAAGATGGAGTGCAAATGTCTGTAAATGGAGTGCTTACCGAATATGCAGTATCTAAATACCTTAAATTGCCGTTTGACCTTAATTGCGATTTTAGAAAATTTGGGGCTGACTTGGTTACGCGCAAAGGCAAGAAAATTGATGTTAAGTGCGCTAGCAAGATTGGCGGCAACCTTAACGCTGTGGTCTGGTCTGGGTCTAAGCCTGTTGATGTGTTTGTGCTAACTGAACTGCATACATCCTGTGTTCGCGTTATTGGCTGGATTTACCGCGATGATTTCTTGGTAGAAGAACACCTAATTGACGTGGGCAATGGCGCGTATTACTCTGTTAAACCTTCACAACTAACACCATTTAATGACTTATATAACTGACTTTGCTATTCTTATGGGGCAAATTGCCCTGGCGGTATTTATCTACTATTTTTGGA